GTAAGAAAACAAAAAATTATCTTGACGGGTATGGTGATGCAAAGGCTGAAAATGCCACGCCCGATAAGCAATTACAAAGTATGATCGAGGAAAATAAAACTTTAAAGCGTGAAGCACAACGTGAACTTATGAAGGTTCAAACGGAAAAACTTGAATATGCTCGTTGGCAGCGTGAACTTGCAAGAGATGAATTATTTGAAGAAAAGGTCATTCAGGCAATCAGAAATAATACGGAAGTGATTGTTCCTAAAGACATTCCGATTGTACATAATAAACGCGCTGGTCAGTTAAACTTTGCAGACTCTCACTTTGGAAAAGAGTTTAAAATATTTGGGCTATTTGATGAAGTGATAAATGAGTATAGTCCTGAAATTTACTATTCCAGAATGGAAGAAGTATACAATCAGACAATTGAGATAATTGAAAAAGAGGAGCTATCTGAAATCCACATTAATAATTTAGGTGATCACATTGAAGGATTCATCAGGCATTCTCAATTATGGAGTTTAAGATATGGCGCTGTTGACAGTGCTATTATTTTTGGCAATTATCTTGGCAATTGGCTCAATAAACTATCTGCTAACGCAAATATCATTTACCATCAAACGGACGGAAATCACGACGAATTTAGGCTTTTAGACGGCAAAAAGAATGAGCATTTGTGTGATACGGCAGGTAAAATAGTCAAAAATTGCATTGTCACAAAGAACGAAGGTAATCCAAATTTTAAGTATGTAGAAAATAAAACTGGATTTATCTTTGATACCATTGCTGGGTATAATGTGCTTGGAATTCACGGAGAAGTGCCAAATCTCGCTCAAGCGTTAAAAGATTTTTCAGAAATTTATGATGTACGGATTGATTATATAATTGGTGGACACAAGCATCGCAATGATTTTATTAACTGCGGAGCTAGAAAAGGTGCCATGACAGTTGGATCAATTGTTGGAAGTGATGATTTTTCTATGAGGATTAGAAAATCGGCTGATGCTTCGGCTTCATTTGTAATTTATGAAGAAGGAAAAGGTAAGGTGTGTGAACACATAATTATATTAAATTAGTTATTAATGGAGATCAAAGTACTCTCCTATTTTATTACAAAAATCAAAATTAAAGGAGTTATTATACATGAATAAAACAGAGTTGGTGACAGAACTGGCAAATAGAATCGGATCTACAAAAATTGAAGCAGAAAATATATTAAAAGCGTTTGCTGATATCACAACTGAAGAATTAGTTGCGCATAATAAAGTTACTCTTCCTGGACTCGGCACCCTTGAAACTGTTGAAGTTGCCGAAAGAAGCGGAATTATCCAGATGGGTGATAAAAAGGGTGAGACATATACTACTCCTGCCCATGTAAAACCTAAGTTTAAACCAACAAGCGCATTAAAAGATGCAGTTAAATAGATAGGTGGTGTTTTAAGTGTACGATGAAGAAATTTTAATCGTGGGATTGTCCTCGGATGAGGTAGAAATATTAAAGGAATTATTACGTAATCGCCTTGAATCGTGTTTTTCATTGGGAGAACAGATTACTATTGAGGAATTGATTGAGAAATTAAATTAACATAGGGCTTCACGCTGTAACAGGCGTGAAGTCTTTTTATTAACAAAAGAGGGGAAGTGGTGAGTATGGATAGCAAAATTGCAAATCGCAGTGATGATATAACCGACGAGATGTGGTTGAAAGTGAATGAATTTAATAGAGATATGGTTAAAGAATACCTCGAAAAGTTAGATTGATTATATATAATTCGGCACGGTTAAATGTGGGTGCCTATTTTATATAGAATTGTTGAGCTTTGGTGATTTTGTTATATTTTGAAGAATTATGTAGTGTCTAGTGCTGTGCGTCATTGCTGGTATTTGGATTTTGGATAGAAGACATTTTGGAGTTATGACCCAAATGAGTTGGTGACCTCATTCGCCACTCTTCTATCTTTGTTGTTATTGAATGAGGCGAAATGAGGAAACAAAGCTATGGGATTAATATTGCCACAAAAAATTGAAATAAGGTGGGTGGGTAATACAAGAAAGCATTATGAGTCTAAGGGATACTCATATACCAACAATTTAGATGAATTTTTAGTTGATGTAACTGATTTGACAAAAGGTTCAGCAGTAAATGTAAAAGTTAAATGTGATTTTTGCAATAAAAAAAAGTTTATGCCTTATAAAGATTATTTAAAGTTACGCTCAGATAATTATTGTTGCGAAAGTTGTTTAAAACATAAAAAGAAAACCAAGGACAAGGAAGGAAAATTAATATTTGTCGATATTCCATATAGAAATAAAGAATGGTTAGAAAATGAATATATAATTAAGGACAGAGAGGCAAAAGACATATCTGACGAGTGTGGAATAAATTTACGCACATTAAGGGAATGGCTTTTAACATTCGAATTAAATAAGTATGGTAAATTAAAAGAAGTATTAGATAAACAAATACTACATGATTTATATTTTATAAAACATTTAACATCAGAAGAGATTGGTGTTAAATACAATGTCACTGGTAATACTATTTTATCACTATTAAGGGAATATGGATTTAAAATTCCAAGCCGTTCTGAATTACTTTCTATATATTATGAAGAGAAAGATGGATACGAAAAAGTTCGTCTATCACAATCTACATTAGATAATCGCATAAAATCATCATGCAGACAGCGTGGAATAGTAATTGAAGATTTTAAAGGATTTTCAACCGATGATCAACATATGGCTCGTAATAATACATATTATAAAGAGTGGTTAAGAAATGTATTTAAAAGAGATAATTATACATGTCAATGCTGTGGTAAGCATGGCGGAAATCTTAATGCTCATCATTTATACAATTTCTCGGAATATAAGAATTTGAGATATGACGTTAAAAATGGAATTACTTTTTGTGAAGAGTGTCATTTAATAAATTATCCCAAAAGTTTTCATGCTACATATGGAGAGAGGAATAATACACCTGAGCAGGTATATGAATTTATAGAGAATTATAAAAAGAGAGCAGATTAGTGTTAACACTACTGCTCTTTTTATTATGAAAGGGAGTGAATAGATGGCAGAACGAAGTAAAAGAATTTGTCTTTATGACGCTGAAAAGGCAAAACAAATAAAAGAAGAAACTCTTAAAATGTTTCAAAAGTATCAGATAGATATGTCTATTAGGGGTTTGAGCGAAAATAGTGTGAAACAATACAAATCAGATCTTATGCAGTGGTTTATTTACATGTACAACAATCAATATAACTTATCTGTTTTAGAAGCCACGGACGACGAGATCGAGGAATATTATTTTTATCGTAAACAGCAAGGAAATAATGTAAATAGACAGAAACGTGTTATGTCGTCTATATCAGCCTTCTACAAATTTTTACGTAAGAAAAAATTGATTAAAGAGTCTCCGGTTGAATTTATTGATAGACCAAAAGCGGGATTACCAATAACCACACAAACATATTTGACAAAAGAAGAAGTTCAATTGATGCGCGAAAAACTCGAAGAACTTGGAGATATTCAATTACAAGTTTATGCATTCTTATCTCTCACTACTATGGGCAGAGTAAACGCTATTGCACATTTAAGATGGGATCAGATGGACTTAGAAAATCGAATATTTGAAAACGTTCTTGAAAAAGAGGGTAAAATCGTAGAATTTTCATTTAGTGAGGAAACCAAGGGTTACATTGAAAGATTAATTGAATATAGGAAAGAAAATAATGTTAATGATTTTGGTTGGGTGTTTGTAACTCCATACACTACTGAATCCGAATGTGTGAATAATGGTACATTAAATGATTGGTGTAAGAAAATAGGTGGTATGATTGGACAACCAACGCTCCACTGCCATGATTTCAGACATAGTTTTGCAAATCTCATGAAAGCTGAAGGCGTCAGCCTCGAAGACGTTTCTACTATGTTAAACCACAGCGGAACGGATGTTACGAAAAAATTTTATCTAAAAACTGATAATTCAAAGGTGAGAAAAATAAAAGATAGTATAAATATTTAATATTGTCAGTTAGAATCCAACTTTCATTGGTAAAAAAGAACCGTTAAGTCGGCAATTCAAAACAAGTCGGTAAGAAGACTCTAAACTCTTGCCATGGGAAAGGAAAATCCTAAACCAGAGAGTTCCTGCTTTAGTGGAAAGCTTTAAAATCTGGTGTTTCACAGCCATTAAATGAGAAACATTAAATCTTAATAGGGGACTTGCGTAAAGTGGATAATGACGATTATCTGCATATGGGACGCATAGTAAAGCGGTGATGAGGGCGACTCCGCATAAATTTAAAACTGAAGGCGAAACGCCGTACTTCCTACGCGGAAGCGTGTCATTTGACACTATATAACAATTCAGAAGAGCAAACTACTCTCCTATCAGACCGAAAGGAGCAAAATAAATTGAATATTAATCAGAATACAAACTTTGGCACGCATAACACTTCTGTGCGCCCAGGTAAAATAGAATACATAGTAATCCATTACGTCGGTGCTACCGGCGACGCCAAGGCAAATATAAACTACTACAATCAGAGAACAACAACAAACGCTTCTGCTGATTTTTACGTTGGATTTGCGGGCGATGTCTGGCAGTATAATCCAGATCCAGTCTCTCGCTACTGCTGGGCAGTTGGTGGGAAGAAACTATCTACTGGCGGAGGCTCATTATACGGAATTGCAAAAAATGTAAACTGTGTCAGTATTGAAATGTGCGTCCGCAACAAAGGATCTCAGGGTGCCGATTCTAAGGATTGGTATTTCGAAGATGACACAGTGCAATCCGCAATGGAACTCACAAAAGAGTTAATGAAAAGATATAATGTTCCGGTTGATCACGTAATTAGGCATTACGATGTCACGGGAAAGATTTGTCCAAATCCATATGTATATAATCACACAAAACATACGTGGAGTACATTTAAGGCGGCTCTCATTGAAAATAAGTCACAAGAAAGGAAATCTGGCTGGAAACAGGAAGACGGCGGGTGGAGATTCTACAATGGGGATACGGGTGAATGTATTAAAAATGACTGGTATCACGACACAGAAAAAGATTTATGGTACTGGTTTGACGGTGCGGGAATCATGATTACTAACACTTGGTATCAATATAATGGCGGTTGGTATTATTTAAGTGCCGATGGCTCCATGTGTAAATCTCAGCTTGTAGAGAACTCAGGGAAAATTTACGCGGTTGATGCTGACGGCAAGATGGTAACTGGAGAAGTAATGCTTTCCACTTTGGCTGACGGATCATTGCAGTATAAAGGATTAGCAAAATAAGGAGAAGTCATGGATATAGCATTGAAATACGTAAAGCCTGAATTGCTCATAGTGTCAGCTGTCTTATATTTTATTGGAATTGGAATTAAGAAAAGCAAACTAATAAAAGATGAATATATACCGCTTATAAATGGAGCCGTAGGAATCGTTTTATGCGCACTTTATGTGTTAGCGACAGTTAGTTCATATACGTTCAGAGAATGCCTCCTAGCCCTATTTACGGCGCTCACGCAAGGTATTCTTGTGGCTGCTTTAAGCACGTATGTCAATCAGATTAAAAAACAAATTTCTAAGATTGACGAGTAAAGAAATGAGTATTTTATAGCAATAAAATATTTGCAGTAGATCGGGGATATCTCACATGAGATATCTCTTTTTGTGTTGCAAAATACCAAAAAAAGGAGGTGGGCTTTTGGCTCAGATTAAATCAAAAGAAGAAGTTATTCGTGAGTCAATGAACTCATCAAAAAGGATAGACACAAGTATTTCATTTAATATACCTAGAAGTACACAATTGTTTGACGCAACTAAACATCAATATAAATGCACCTGTTGTGGGAAAGGCTTCTCAACTCAAAAAAATAATTTTCAAAAATCAAATAGCCCATTATTCCAGTCAAGCGATGGTTATTTACCTTGGTGCAAAGAGTGTTCTGATAAGTATTATCTTCTGTTATGTGCTATGTACACAGGAAATCAAGAACATGCAATAGAGCATTTTTGCCAGCAAGCCGATTGGGTGTATGAGGAAAATCCGCTGATAGCCGCAAAAGAATATGAATCTGGACATCAAGACAGAACAAGGCTTTCACATTATGCTGCAAAAAAGAACTTAAACTGCGAAGGAAGAAAAACATATATAGACACATTAAAATGTAATTACGAAAGAAAACAAGGGGAAGTTGTCCAAACCAAGGAAGATGTTAAAACTAAGGATCTTTCAGTTACCGCGTCTGCTGTTGATAGGTGGGGTGTTGGGTTTACAGAGTTAGATTATAAAAATCTTGATGATCACTACAGAATGCTTAAAAAGAACAATCCAAACGCAGATAATAATCAGGAAATATTTATTAAGTCATTATGCAACCTTAATATGCTTATGGTTAGATCTTTACAGGGGGGAGATTCTAAAGAATACACGACTCTTGTTGAGCAATATAGTAAGACATTCAAACAAGCTGGATTAAGAACCGTAGAGGAAAAAGATGCAAGCAATGATGAAACATTTTGTATGACATTAGGATTTATTTCTGAATATACTCCAGAAGAATTTTATCTTGATAAGCAGTTATATAACGATAATGATAAAATTGGTGAGTACGTTGAAAGACATATTACTAGACCGATGATTAATTTGGAAACTGGTAGTGATGTTAGAGATAAAGAATTTTTCGTTCCAGATGGTGATGACTATGACGAAGAATGATTTAGAACAATATGCCGACAATAACCAACTTGAATTATATAAAAACTTTCCTTCTACTCACTATCTTAGCAACAAAAACAATGTGTTACATGTTTTGGCGTGGGGGTCATTTTTCCGTCGGAACATGCATCGATTTGTAATCGACTACTTGAAAATTTCGCTTTACGAGTACCAGGCTATTGCTATTTATATGATGGGAGTATCAAATCTAATATGTATTATTGCAAGCAGAAACGACGCAAAATCTTTTATTGTTGCAGTATATGC